CATTGGGACCGCCTGCAGAATACTAATGTGGGATGGAAACATAAGATGGCACAGTGGAAACCGGATGATACGCAATGGTTCTAGAATCAAATTGTATTATCATAACATTAGGAGATATTGGATGGCAGGACTTATTATCGGCCTTGGGGCCACCGTTATTATGGCTGCAATTTCAGCTTCAAAAGAAAAGGCTGGAAATGTATCAGAAGACGAACAAATTAAACAACTTGAAGCTGAAGTTAGAAATTCACTCGCTAAGTAGGAGTGTATACCATTCAGTGAGTAAGATTCAAACCAACACGGTGTAGACCGTTGAGAATGCTCGTAGGAGCAAAGGAGATAATTATGAATAAACATTTAGAAACTATTAACAACATTGATAATCTATATAAGTTAGCAAAAGAGTTTGGGGTTGAAATCGATGGAAGTCAATTAAATGTCTTAGACAAGCAGCGCGAGCAAGCAGCATCCGATGGATTATTTGATGCAGCCTCAAGGTTCCTAAAAGAAGAAGCTAAGCGTTCCAAGAAAGTAGACATCCCTACAGAACAATGGCAGAAGTCCATTGAGCGTCGGTTGGATGCGTTAGAGAACCCGCAGCAAGAGACTACAGAGTTACCGTTGATGGTTTATCTCCGAGAAAGTGGGTACGCTAAGTCATCTAGCGTGGGTCGTCAGATGATTCTCGGTGGCTACATTTATGTAAATGGTGCTGTGGAAAGCGACCCAAAAGCTAAGGTTGATCCAAACATTGATGATATAGAATTAGGCGCTGGAGCTTGGATTTTTGAAAACTAAATTAGGCGTGGGCATCTTCGTGCTATTGAGGAATTTCGCTACGGTGGACACGCTTGGGTGAGAACACAACACTCACCACCAGCTGAGCAACTGGATAAACTGCTCACCTAAATGCTTCTCATAGTTTACAAAGAAGCAATTATGTATACTGTAGTGTGCTAAAAATGTATCACTACTGTAGATTTAACTTAAGGAGTTAATATGGATACAGGGCATTGGCAGACTGAGAGTGGTATTGGAGTTCCTGATATGGATCCTCATAATGCATTTGGTTTTATTTATAGAGTTGATTGTCTTCGTAATGGTAAGTCTTATATTGGTAAGAAGCAATACAGGATCGGTGGAAGTAAGAAGAAGGCGAGTTATAATCAACAGTCTGATTGGAAGAAATATACAACAAGTTCAAAGCACGTGAATGCTGATATAAGGTTATTTGGTAAGAATGAGTTCGAGTTTATTCATCTGTTTGATTGCTATACAAAAGGTGATCTGACATACCAAGAGACTAATTTACAGCATAAGTTTGATGTACTGACAGAGAAACAAGAAGATGGTTCTCCTGCGTGGTACAACAGAGCTATTGGTGCTATTAAGTTTATTCCTCCAGAAAAGCATTCTGATAAGACTCGTAAGAAGATATCAAAAGCGACTAAACAAGGAATGGCCCATTTGGATCTAACTGGTCCCAACAACCCGATGTTTGGAAAGACTACGTCTGATCTTCAGAAAGAAGTAACAAGGAGTAGGTGTTTAACGGATAATCCTATGCATAAACCAGAGAATGTCGCAAAGTTGACAGGCCACAACAACTATAGAGCAAGACCTATGGATATCTATAACTATGATACAAATGAGTTGGTTGCAGAAAATGTGGTGTGCACGACTTGGTGCAAGGATAAGATCTACAATACAAGTAAGCTGCAGTTAACGGCTAAAGCTGATAGGTCTAAACCATCGTCTACTAATAACAGGCATCATCATCGTAGAATTTATGCGGTGTACCGGGAGGTGTAAATGAAGTTATTAACAGCTGAGGAGCTTGAAAACCTATCGATAGATGAGAAGAAACACTATCTTAATCTTTTAAAGAAACGAGAGAAGGCTAAGAAATACAACCGTATGGCTTACTTTAAACCTTACGATTTCCAAAAAGAGTTCTTTGATAAAGGTAAGGAGGTTCCGGTTCGTGCGCTTATTGCTGCGAACCGTTGTTAGCGGAAAGACGTATAGTGTTGCTATGGAGGTAGCTTATCATCTCTGCGGAACGTATCCGGATTGGTGGCAAGGAAGACGCTTTGATAAACCTGTTAAATTCGCTGTCTGTGGTGTAACATCCCACCAAGTTAAGGATGTACTGCAGTCTGAGTTACTCGGAACAGCAAATAGGAACTTAACTGAAGCGATCGGAACTGGTTCAATCCCATTAAAGAATATTGATGTTGATAAGATGGTAAAAGGTCGGGATGGGGCTGTTCCTGAATGTTACATCCGGCATTCATCTGGTGGACATTCTATATTGAAGTTCTTTGCTTACTCACAATCATATGAGACTATGCAGGGTCAAACTTTCGATGGCGTTTGGGTAGATGAACAATCCGCTAATAACTTTGACTTGATTTTCTCGGAGCTTGTAAAACGTACTTCTTCTGTTAAGGGTCTAACGTTCGCATCGTTTACGCCATTAGCTGGAGTAACTCACGTGGTGAGACAGTTTTGGGATCCCGAAGGGTATTTCCATAGTGGTCTCGTAAACGCCGGTTGGGATGACGTAGAGCATTTGTCTGAGGATGTGAAAGCTAATATGTTGGCTGCCACTCCTCCACATCTCCAAGATGCGGTGACTAAAGGTATTCCTGTCCTCGGTGCGGGTGCTGTATATAACATCGGTGAACAGGATATTATGTATGATGGATTTGAAATACCTGATGATTGGCCTCGTATTTGTGGGGTTGATGTGGGATTCACTACTGATCCTACAGCAGGTATTTTTGTAGCTCAAGACCCTTCAACTAAGAAGTATTATGTCTATGATGAGTATGGTGATGTGAATAATAACGTCTGGCACGCGAGCCAGCACGTAGGTCACTTGATCCGTAAAGGATGCCAGGAAATCCCAGTTATTTACGATAGTGCCGCGAGGGCTCGTGTAGGTGCTACAGGTAAAGCAGTTACAGAACTGTGGGAGGAGATGGGTTTAAATGTATTACCGCATTCTTTCAGTAATCCTAAACATCTTACCAAGCATCACTCTGCTAGTAGCTACAAGTCTATCTCTGTGGGTCTTATTCGGATCTACGAGTTGATGGCTACAGGAATGCTTAAGGTTCATTCTCGTGCTTGTCCTAACTTCTGGAGGGAGTTTAGATCATATTCTTATGATGAAAAAGGTAATCCAAGTGAGAAAGACAACCACTGGATGGACGCTTTTCGTTATGCGATTATGTCTGCTGAGAAAGAGTTGATGGAAACCCCCGGGGATCCTTGGATAGTCCAAGAAGATGATGATGAATACTATTACAACACATATTAGGAGGCTAATTTATGGCTAAATATAAGGCTGAGAAGCTTTCCGATGACGAATTAGTCTCGAAGATCCGTGAAGAACTCTTCACATTCCAAGAATATGACTCAGATGAGCTTGCTTTTCAGCGTCAAGCGTCTACACGTGCTTACCACGGGATGCTTACTGATGGTTTAAGGCCTACTACGGGACTTTCTGAGATCACAAATAACAAGTTGCAACCTGCTATCGACACTTTGTCTACTTATTTGACTAAAATCTTCTGTTCTGACAAAGATACAGTGGTCTTTTCGTCTGTAGATAAACGTCTATACCCCGTTGCAGAGCAAACTACTGCTATGGTCAACCACGTAATTCACAAAAAGAACCCCGGATATGAAGTAATCAATCGTTGGATCAAAGATGCTGCCATTAATAAGAATGGTGTTGTCAAGATCACTTGGGATGATACCCCAGAGTCATATAAGGAGGTCATTGAAGGCGATGAGGAGACCCTCGACATCTACATCTCGGAGAAAGAAGCAGCAGGATATGAATGTGAGGTTATCGAGAAGGAGAAGACAACAGATACTATCGAACTTACAGACGAATCCACAGGAGAAACATTAGAAGTCTCAGAAGAGATTATGATGTACACTGTGAAATGCTCTCGTCCTCGTGGTATTCCTCGTATTGAGAACGTTCCTCCTGAAGAGTTTGTGATTAACGAAGAAGCTACGAGTATCAACAACGATCCTAAGACCCGATTTGTTGCTCAGCGTCAGCTTTTACCCCTCTCAGATGTCCTTGAGCGCTTCCCTGATGTAGATCCTTATGATGTCTCCTTCGGTGATGACTACCTGACTACAGAATGGGAGAAAGATAACCGTCGAGCCTTTGATGGTACTTATACTTATGGTACAGGTTCACCCAGCGATACTCTAATGCAGTATGTCGAGCTGGTTGAGTGCTGGGTTCGTGCAGATCGTGATGGGGATGGTATTGCTGAGTGGCGTCATTGTTTCCTGCTGGGATCAGACCTACTGATGGATGAAGAATGGTTCGGTGAAGTACCTTTTGCCTCATTCACCTTCTTCCCAACTCCTCATAAGTTCTATGGACAATCAGTGTATGATCGTATTGGTCATTACTACCGAGCTTGCTCTATGTTGCTACGTTCAGAGATTGACTTCCGAACCCTACAGAATACCTATCGCATCTTAGCTAACCCTAAGTCTATTAATGTGCAGGATCTCAAGAGTAATCGTCCGGGTATCATTCAGACGCGTCCTGGGTTTGATCCTAAGGATATTCAAATTCTACCTTCTCCATCTGGAGCTTCTAACACAGTTCAAATGCTTGCTTATTTGCATCAGGAGATCAGTGGTCAGATTGGTATTGATATTAACACTGGTCAGATTAGTCAGGATGTAGAGAAATCAGGTAATGATGCTGCTAAGACATCTCAGGTTGTAGATAATGCATCTGCACGTATCGAAACCTTTGCAAGGGAGTTCGCCGAGACAGGTCTACGGGATGTTATCTGGCAAATCACTAAGTTATTGTTAGAACATTCAGATGACTACAGTGTACAGAAGCTATCTGCTAAGATGACCCCTGAGACACCTCAGTTCCTACTTGCTATGGATGATGTTCACGAGTATTTTGACCGTGATGACCTCTGTGCTAAGGTTGGGTTAGGTTATCAGACTACAGCTCAGAAGATGCAAGGTGCGCAGG